GTATTCGCAGTTGTCACCATAGTAGTCTGCATTTATATCGTCCGAGTTCTCCCCCACCCTTGCTATTTCCATACACAATGATGTGTTTTTGAACGCGTCGTGCCATACACTTGCTAGTTCTTCCCAGTACTTGACTTCGGGATATGAGTCGTACCACTTCGTACTCCACCAAGTCCACTCCATTATAGTTTCCTTGCCGTTTCTGATAGGGTATACCTCTCGTTCGTGGTAACCCACTTGGGTATCTTCTTCCAAAGGGTGATACTGCGTTCCTTTAGGTTTGCCTTTCAGTTTCTCACCTGCCACAAACGCAGTAACATCATCTGTATCGCCATAGATAACTATGGCGACATCACTTCTATATCCCATTAGACTAACCCCTCCATCTGATTGACTAACCCAGTTAACACAGTAACTGCTTGCTCACGAGATGTCTGATTACTACGCAGTACATCTTTACCTAGAGTCAATGAAGTTACTAAGTTATTCAAGTCGTCTATCTGACCTTGCATCATAGCGTCGTCGCTGATATTGATTTTGTCCATGCGTTCTGCGACATCAACCATATTGGTGATTAGCGTATCTCTGAACACAGAGCCGTCGCTACCTATTGGTACTGACAGTTTAGCCAACGCTCGTTTCATAGGCTCTATCATAGAGTTAAGCACATGCTTGTTAGCATTTACTTCAGCATCATCTAACTGCTGTTGTAGTGTCTCTTTATCCTCATCAGATATACCTACTCGGAAGTCCCCAGTAGTAGGTACTGGCATGTAGCGTATGTGTACCCCGAATTTTGATCGAAGTTCATCTACTTCGGGATAGTCGTTAGCGTTGGCTAGATTAGGTTTCCCCTTTGCCAATGCTATCTCACCAAGTCTATCTAAGTCAGCCTTGACTTCGTCGTCCCAAAACAAGCAGAGTGTGTCAACAGACTTATAGGCTTCATCAACACGCTGACGAAGTCCACCTGTAAACTCCATATAGTGGTTGATGTTTAACATATCCACTCCAGTAGTCCACGGCACAGTATTGTCCTTCACATATGTATAAACCTCTGTGAATTTACTTATCGTTTCCTTCACTCGGTTATCCCTACCCTCGAACAGGTGCTTGTTAACATTACCTGCACCATAGTTCTTGCTTTCTTCTTGGTCTAACTTGTATGGTGAGTACATATTACGCTTGACACTTATCAGTACTGCTTTCTCATCAAGTCCTTTGATGTTAATGGCAATCTTGTTAGGCGTCGGCGTTACAGTAGGCGTGGATATATCCTCCAATGAGTCGTGAGGCACTCCTTGCCCAGTTACTGGTTTGATTGGTGAGCCTACATCATAGTCCTCAACCGTAATAGTATTCTCGGCGAGAATACTTTCCTCCCCCTCGTCGGGGGTGTTGTTAATCGCTTGGTTCATTGCGTCTTGTAGTGATTTATTCATCTTAGTTTCCTCCCATAAAGATGTCTTTGTTAGCAACTGCCCAGTTTATAAAGTGTTTCGTCTGTTGCAGTTTAGGGTGAAGTCTCAGGGCGTCGGTTACATACACCATCTGAAACTCCTTTGGCATACGAGAAACATATATCATATCTCTCTCGAATGTTTCGGGTTCTGTCGTCATTGACAACGCAGTCGCTACTGCGTACTTAACGGCAGGTTCTGTTGGTATCTCAACCTTGTCGGGTGATAACCTAATTGAATCAATGCTAGGCATCTTATTCATTAAGTCCTTAGATGCTACCCATTCGGCTGCAGCACCTTCACCCACTTTGGCTTGACACGCTGACATGTATAGTTCGACAGGTAAATCTCTTGGCACTTCGGTGAACAGTTGAGTCCACGCTCGTTGCGTCGGATTGACAGAACGATTAGCGTCGAAGTCATTAAGTAGTTGTGGTCTGAATCTTAAGAACGCTATACCTAGTGAATCAACATCATTAGCCATTGCCCATTCAGTCCAGTCGTCGATTGATGTTTCCATATCGAACTCATACATTCTATTGGATAAGTGTGTAAGCAGTTGTTTCGCCCCTGCCTTATCCTCGACACGATTACCAGTAACAAGGAAACGAACATCTTTATCCAACTTGAATGTCGGTGTCGTTCTCTCGAGCAAGAAACCTGCTGCCCAAGTTTGATGGTGCATTGATGATTGAGGCAGTTCCTCCAGTACTATGAGTCCTGCACCTGTTCCCTCTCTGAATTGATAGAACATCTCGGTTGGGTTGAATCGTGTTTGTCCTTCGATTACAGATGGAACACCTGTAAAGTCTACGACATCATGGTTGTTAACATGCACGACCAGTATCCTATCGTCCTCGATACCTAAGTTATGCCCGACTTGTATACAAGCGTCGGATTTTCCCATTCCTGGCTTACCTCTAAAGAACGGAACGGCTTTAGGTGATTTTTGAAGTATTTTAGTTGCTACTTCTACAACTTGGTTAATTGATGGCATTATGCCTCCTTATATGTTGATTGAATATCGGATATAGACCTATACCCGAACAGTATTGCATCAGAACAATAGTTAGAATACCCTCCACTTCTGATGATATCGCTTAAGTCAGTAGAAGTTACCATATACATACCCTCAACCTGTGGTCGAGCCAAAGTTTGATGTCTTGATGTCGTCGGCGAAAACCTATCCGAGTTACCAAACCACATCTCTGCTAAGTGGTCGTACATATAAATCGGGAAGTGCGTACCATAAGAATAGACAACATACATATCGGCTATATCGTCTGTCCATACACTTTCCGTGTGGTTTGTGAACGGCTGTAACTCTGTAGTGTAGTCGCTCATCTCTGTGTTGCTAATAGTTTTCATTACAACACCATTGGCTCGTAGTGGTGAAACCACAAAGCCATATATACAAGGCAGAATGTCATTGTTGCGAACATCATGTACTTAAGTACCTTGACGACGAACCTTCTTCCCGACATCTCTACCCTTACTAATTGAACATTGTATCTACTTTTCATAATAGTACTCCTATATTGTGATAGTATTCTCGGCGAGAATACTTTGTGATTGCGTAGCACATATATACCTATGAGTCGAGCCACGCTATTTAAAAAAGACATTGTAATAAGACAATATAGATTTGTCTTATTCGATATATAACAATGTCTTATGTTGTAATAAGACAATAAGACAAAGAAAAAGAGAGACGATAAGTTAGGTGAGAAAAAGAGTGCTTTTTCGTCATATCTATTAGTAAACTTATCTATCTCTCTATACATTTATTTATTATGTCTTATTGTCTTATTGTCTTAATAGGTAGTTGCAACCCTATCTGCATAAGCATTTTGTAATAAGACAAAGTTTGCTGATATTGTCTTATTCGTTGTCTTATTGCATTTATGTGCCTATGAGTCGTGCCATTTTGTTTTTCGAATAAAGTATTCTCGGCGAGAATACTATCTCTAGTTTTTCTTACGAGCAGACACAACAAAACCCCGACCGAAGTCGGGGTGATAAAAGTTAATAGCGTTGACTTACTCAACAATGACAGTCCACTTGATTGTCATTGCTTTGAACTCGCTTTCAGTTAGGCTACGCTCGGTAACCAATTTCTGAACGGCTTGTTCTTTAGTCAGTATTACAGGCTTAGTTATTGGAAACTCTAAGACATGGTATATGCCTTTTTGTTTTACCTGCTCGGGGGTTGCAATACCCTTTTTGACTAACCCGTTGTTAGCAGTACGGATTTTGATTTTCTTGGTAAGCGTTGTATCTGCTTTCAAGTTTTGCATATGCCTTTGCGTTGGTGCTTTGTCGATACAGTCAATATGTCGCTTGACTCTGTCGTAGTCAGTCGTTGCTAACTCAGTCATATACTCAGCAAAGACAACACGCTTTGCTTTCGTGGATAACGACTTACCTGTACGAGTTTGTATGTCAGTCGTTATTGTTTTTTCTTCAATCTGCTTATCAGCGATTGCGACGAATTCTTTATTGAGAGCGTCAATCTCATTTTGGCTTAGTTGTGCCATAGTGTAACTCCTATAAAAAGTATTCTCGGCGAGAATACTATTAGCAAGGTCTGAACAAGTCATTATTAACTTACTCCCTTACTATAGGGGATTGTGTCTAGTGTATATGGACAATGGACAGGGTAGGGGTAGGGAACGAAGCAAGTGGTCATGACCACCCATGCTTAGGTGTTCCATTCATCAAAACCCCTATTTTTTAGGTAGAATTCAAAATGAACCGCTTTAAATTATTGACAAACGCCCCCTAAAACGTGTACACTTCGCCCTATGAGCAACCAAGTAGATAAGCTTACAAACCCCGATTTCGCTAACACCTCTATACTGTCTCGCGGACAGCTGCAGATGATAGAGGATGATCCAGAGAAAATGCAGACCCTTGCAAGGCTTATGGGAGCAGTGAATCTAGACAATTTGTTCCGCCACATGCAGAACCCTACAATCAACCCAGCAACACGATTAGAGTTCCAAAAAATGCTCAACAAATTAGGAAAGCTTGAACCAGACGGTAAAGCCGTCGTCGGCGCAGATGGAGGACCCCAGGTAGTTATCAACATAACTAGAGCCAAAGATAATGAAAAAGAAGTAGTTATCGAAGGCACCAGCACTGCGATCGAGGCGTAGTTATGGCGGAGACTAAGTCATTAGAGAAACGATTAACCAGACAACTAGCATCAGGCGGTAGAAAAAACGCTAAATCCATGGCTATTGCGATACTCAAGAAACGTGGGGATTTAAACAAGAAAGGAAAACTTACTGCAAAGGGTAAAAAGAAGCAGGCACTAGGAGCTGGCGGTCGTGCGAAAGCTCGGGCAGCTAAATATTCTAAAGGCAAGCATAAAGCATCCGACTATAAATATAATTCTAAAACCAACAGGGCAACACTTAAGAAAAAATAATGAGCACAGCTACTCAAGCGCCGGCACACGAAATTAATTTCGAGGTGATTAAGTCACTAGATGATTTTTTCTACTCAAACAAGTTCATCTCCCTAGCGGTTGGTCCAGTTGGATCGACGAAGACGACCGCGGGTATCATGAAAATTTTGCACCACGCTGCTGTCATGGCGCCGTGTAAAGATGGTATCCGTAGGTCACGCGCTATCTGGGTACGTAACACCCGGGAGCAGTTGCGGGATACATCCATACCGGAATTCATGAAGTGGATACCTGACGGTATTATGGGGTGGTTCTTGAAAACAGAATATAAATTCGTCATAGAAGTCGGTGATATAGAGTGTGAGGTGTTATTCAGGGGACTTGATGACGCAAACGACGTCCGTCGTCTATTATCTCTTCAAGCTAGCTTCTTCATCTTCGACGAGTTTCGAGAAATTCACCCTGACATTTTTAACGCAGCACAAGGTCGTCTAGGACGATATCCAGACAAAATGATGAACGTTGTTGGTTGCAAGACGGATGATGGTGATTCAAATGCACATCTGTGGGGGATGACTAACCCTCCAGACCAAGATACATTCTGGGAGGACATACTTACTAAGCCGCCGGAGAACTGTCATGTGACGATACAACCGTCGGGGCTAGCCCCGGAAGCTGACTGGACACAGTACCTGCCAGATGACTACTACGATAATCTGGCTCATGGTAAAACAGAGGACTGGATAGCGGTGTACATACACGCAGAATTTGGCAAATCATTATCAGGACAACCAGTATTTCGTGCGTTTGATAGACCTAGTCATGTTGCGAAGGAAGAGATACGACCTATGTTCAGCGATGCTCCGTTACTGATAGGAATTGATGCGGGATTAACTCCTGCTGCAGTTATAGGTGAGCTGGCATATGACGGTAGAGTAGTAATTTATGATGCGGT